TCAGAGATCTGGAAGGGTGATCTCGAAGTAGTGGACGGCGATACGCACCATCCCGCCCGAAAAAGTGCCACCCGTCGCGTCAAGCTGCATGGGGGTAGGGCTGTAAAACGCCGTGGGTTGCCCCAGTATGCCGCGCGCATACGCGTTCGCACCAAGCCCAAGCCCGCTGCCATAGCGGCCGACAGCACCTGGATTGCCCAACGCCCAACTGGTCAAACTCCCGGTAAGGGCACCTACGACGCGCGCGCTGGCGCCCACGACGACCGCATTGGCCGGAATCAACGATGCCGTGACCGAGGAGGCCCCGGCGGTAACCACATGGTCGATCTGTGCAACCTTGATGGCCATTCCGGCATTCTGTGGCGACAAGGTAGCCATGCCCGCTCGCCAGTTGTTTCCGTCGTGGATCGACGGCATCCCCTCATCCAGCACGAAGGCACGCCAACCCCGCTTCGGTACCACGAAATCCCAACCGCCATTGCGAGCAACAGCCAGTGTTCCGTCCTGGCCCGCCCATTCGTTGACCGCACCGATTGGCACCGCCCATGCCTGCCCGTCTGTTCGCACTGCGGGTGGCGTCGTCACCGCCTGCGACTGGATGGAAAGCATCACCATCCCATCCAGGCGCGCCAGCGCTTCGTTCACCGTCACATGTTTCTGCGCCTGCGCCCCCTGAACCAGAGGCAGGCCAAGTTGCATCGTATCAGTCATTGATCGTCATCCTTGTGAACGGGCCAGGGCCGAATGAGTCGGATAATTGCGCAACCTCGACAGTGAAGCTCTGCCCAGCCAGCCCGTCTGCCGTCATCTGTGCCTGCGAGTAGGTCCAACCCGGCATACCGACCGTCATCTCACGCTTGAACGTGTTCGCTAGAATGACGCGCACAAGATAGGTTTCGCGCAGTTCACCCAAAGGAACCTCAACGCCAGACCAGCTGTCGCCATCCATTCGGGTGCGGCGAACCCATGCGATCACCTGATCGCCACCTGTGGTTCGTCGCGACCGCAGATGGCAGACTGAAAGCGGCCGAAGACCGATGCCGGCAAACGCCTCGGTCCGGTGAGTGTAGGATGGGTCGTCATAGGGGCGCTTTGCGGGTCCGATACGATAATGGCGTGACAGATCGCGCGCGGCCAGTGGAAGGGTTAACTGCCCCGGCGCGCCGTTCATGAAGACGACAAGGCTCCCAGCCGGCCAGGCCGTCGGGATGAGCGCATCGGTCCCCGCCTGCCCCCTCAGACGCATCGACAGATCATAGGTATCAGGCGCAACCAGAGACGCATCGCGAAACTGAAAAAGTTCCCAGTTCGACGGTGTTCCATCGCCGATCGCCACAAGGTTTGCACCGTTCATCACCTGATCCGAACCCGCTGACGCCAGCGCCCCGCCAGTGACAGCAACCCGCAAGGGCGCACCCCGGTCCCAGATTCCATGCGCAGCCGCGTCGAGTGCCGACAAGGACTGTCCGATCGTCGCACGGGCAGGTATCTGGGTGTTGAGCCGATAACCCGCATCCTGATCCGACGAAAAGACTGCCACGCTCCCCGGCCAGGGGGTCGCACTGGCTGCCAGGTGCGGTGCATGTGGCACCTCCTGTCCGGTCATGAGCGGCAGATCGAGAAAAACCGCCGACACCGGAACCGGCGCCACAAAGGCGCGTGGGGTAACGCGCTCCTCCGCCTCGTCGGACGGCACATAAACTGCCGGCTCGACCCGGACGGCCTCAACGGAAAGGGCACCCGCCTGTTCGATGCGGTCGATACGATATGCCCCCCTCGACCTGTCTGAGAAGCGCAGAACATCCCCTGCACCCAGAAAGCCCAACGACGGTGGAAGCATCAGCTTTGCGCCGTCACGCGCCACCCTCGCTTCGGTCAGCCATCGCTCGACAGTGCGTTGTCCCTCTGCGCGCGTCAGTGACAGCGCAACTTCCGAGTGCGACACCGTCGCAGTATTGTCATCGGGGAACGCCGCTTCGACGGCACGTGTTTCGTAGTCACCCTCCGCTTCGACAAAAGACAGGCGAACTCGTCCCGCGACCTCGACCTCCATCGCGCGCACGGTTTCCAGAAGTCCCCCTCCGTCCTCACCAAGGGCAAGTTGGCCGGAATGCACATCTGCGTCAACACGCCCATCGCGCATGCGAAATACCAGCATGCCGTCGCGTTCCAATGCTTCGAAACCGTAGGCCAGCATTAATGGCTGCAAGGCCTGTCGCGCGCTGCCGTTTTCTGCAACGGCATAGCCGCGCACCAAGCCGAAAAGGCCAGCGACATCGATCCGGGTCAACCCGGCATTTTCACATATCTCCGCCACTACGCTGGCCAAAGGCTGCGCGGTCGTCCGCCCACTTATCCAATGGCCACGCCGATAATTCACACCGTCCGACCACGCAGTCTCATTGGCAGGAAAATAGGGGAAAGGCCGCGCGTCCCACGTCCAGACATGCCCTCGCCCCATGTCGATCATGGGTGCGTGATAGACCGGTGATACCGGGTTGTGCACCGGATCCGCCCAGTAGTCGATCATCGCCCGCAGATACTGCATCTGGATCAGATCGTCCCGCCGCCCGTTCGAGTGACGCGGCAGGGCCGACTCGGATGACTTGGGGTCCAGGAACTTGTTCGGTTCGTTGGTGCCCTTGTCTATTGCAGCGCAGCCAAACTCCGTGAACCAGATGGGTTTCGACTGCGGCACCCAGGCCGTCGGAACGGCCTGCCGTATCCCGCTCAGCCGATCGTGGTGGGCATTCTCCCACCAGCTGCGGAAATCCTTGGCCTTCCACACCCACGGCTCGCCATAAGCGCCATCGGTGATGGGCGTACGCCGCTGTGCCTCGCGTTCCTCGACCGATCCGTAGAACCAGTCGAAATACTCGCCGCCCTCAATGTTGGCCTTCAGGTACGACAGGTCGTGAACAGCACCCCAATGGGCATCCGCGTGCTCGTCACCATCGCGCCAGTCCGACAGCGGCAGATAGTTGTCCACTCCGATGAAGTCGATGTTCGGATCTGCCCAAAGCGGATCAAGGTGGAAATAGAGATTGCCCTGACCATCGTCATGGTTGGCATATTCCGACCAGTCAGCCGCATAGCCGATCTTCGTGCCGACCGGCAGGATGGCTCTGACATCCGCCGCCAGCTGTCGCAATGCGGCCACGACCGGAAAACTGTCCCCGGCACCACGGATCGAGGTGAGACCGCGCAGTTCAGAACCGATGCAGAAGGCCTCGACACCCCCAGCTACCGCACAAAGCTTGGCATTGTGCAGGATGAACCTTCGGTAGGACCATTCGCTCGGCCCGCTGTATTCGATTTGCCCGCCCTGCACAGAGAAATGCCCGGCCTGCGCAGTGCCGAAAAAGGTCTGCACCTCGCTTTCCGCACCCGAGGTTCGATCAGGCGTCCCCATCCGTCCCGGAGCGGAGGACAGTGTCATGCGTCCCCGCCAGGGCAGTCTGGGCTGATCAGGCGCACCCGTCCACGGGTCGGGCAGACCATTGCCCTCCAGCTGGTCCATGAGGATGAAGGGATAGAACATGATCGCCTTGCCACGGGCATGCAGCGCGGCAATGGCCTCGACCACCGAATTGTCCGACGGCGTGCCGCCATAGATCGGCCGACCGGCGCCACGAGGCACCTCGTCCGCCATGTCACGTCCTATCCCGCCCGAGCGCCAGATCAGAGGCGCTCCATCGGCGCTCCGATCCTCGACCTTCGGCTTGATCGTGCAATGACTGGCGCGCAGGTCGCTTCCGAACCAGCTGACCACCAGCGACACGGACTGACAGGCTGGCAATTCCTCATCCAGGTTTTGCAGCGCGACCGACATGTCCGTCTGGCCGTTTGGCGTATGAACATTGGCCGAAACATTCTGCCCGATCCCGCGCGGGTAATGCACGGGTGTCGTGGCCAAGGCATACTCGCCCGTTCCGGGGATCAGGGCCACACCGGCAATTCCCCTGGTCAGGTCGGGTACATGCTCTATTCCCAGACCTTGGGCCGGACGGATCACCTCGAACGAGAATTGCGGCACGCGATTCCCGAACGGCGCCAACTGCAGATCTTCCAGCACGACATAGGCAGTACCGCGATAGGCAGGTACCCTTCCCGCCCCCTCGATAGCCTCGATCTTCGGATCGGGCAGTTGCGTGGTACTGCCCGTATAGACGCGCATGTTCAGGCTGTTGGGTGCGATTTCCACACCGTCGGCCCAGACGCGACCCACCCGCGTTATCTCTCCCTCGCAAAGCGCCAGGGCAAGGCTGACCGAATAGGCATACTCGGTCACGGTTGTCTTCGGCTGCGGGCTGCCCTTGCCACCACCGCTTTCCGTCACGTTGGTGGTTTCCAGGAAACGCGATGCCCAGATCACCTGACCGGCCAGACGCATTCGCCCCCAGACCTGTCCGACCGCAGCCCCCTCGCTGGCACCGGTCAGACGGAAGCGGTCGATCTTGCCAGTCTCGACCGCCTGTGAACCGGCCCCCATCAGGCGCTGATCTATGACCCTCCCGATGGTTGCGCCGATTGCTCGGCCGATGACTGCCCCTGAAAGACCCAGGATCGTGCCACCAAAGCCCCCACCGATGGCGGCACCGGCGGCGGACAACAGGATTGTGGCCATTGGTAAACTCCCTCAGGGTAAGACAAAGCGCGCCACGATGCGGCGGCGCCATGGAACGGACAGCGGGCTTTCCACCACGCCATGGCCGCTGTAGGCATGGATGAAACTGGGAAACGGTCCATCCTGTGCGACCAGGCCGAGATGCTTGGCAACCGAACCTTCGCACATGCGGAAAAGTACGACCTGTCCCGTTTCGAGCGCCGCCCGCCAGTCAACCGGGCACAAGTGACGCAAGGCGGCCTGCCAAAGCCGTTCCTCGCCGCCCGGCTCCGACCAGTCGGCCGTGTAGGGCGGGATGTCTTCGGGCTCGCGGCCATAGGTTTCGCGCCAGACACCTCGCAACAGGCCAAGGCAGTCCGCACCGGCCCCGCGCAAGGACGCCTGATGCCGATATGGCGTTCCGATCCACCCTCGGGCATGGGCAACGATCACTGTAGGATCGACACTCATCCCTGAAGGCTCCCGCCGTCGTTGATGCCTGAACGCGCCGGGAAGGACATCAGCCAATCCTCGCCCGGAATCGAAGGGAAGCCGCGAAAATTGACAAAGTTCGCGAACTTCAGTTGGCATGTATCCGCGCGCTTGTCGCAGCCCGCCTCCAGCCGGACCATGTCACCAGCCTCCGGCTCAAGGCCCAGTGCCTGCCACAGTTCGACCTGCCGCACACCGGACATGGCCAGACGATCGTTCTTGATCACCCCGACCAGACCGGCGGCCCGCCCGCTCAGAACCCGGAACCTGCCCTTTTCAAAGAATCTGTCGTCAAAGCCGGTCATCGCCACGAAGTCGAAGACCCGTGCATCGACCACGGCTCCTACCGGCTGCTCATCCGCATAACCTGGCTGACCAAGATCGAACCCGCAGTCCCCGTCCCCAAGGATTGCCGAACAACGCGCCTGATAGATCCGGCCCTGCGGCTGGTTCAGCACCTCCGACAGCCCGCGCAGCTCTGCCGTGAATGCGCCACCCGACCGGGTGATTTCACCCAGAGACCCGCGGAACTGTAGGGCGCGCATCGACACATCCGCCCAGTTGACAAGCCAGCCGCAGACCTCTGCGCCGTCATAGCGCCCCGACAGGATGTCCTCCTCGGTGATTGCGTCGGATCTGAGCGCCCCGAATGCCTCGCTATTGTCCACTGCAAGACCCGTGCCCAACTGCAAGGCCCGCGCGGTCAGCCCGGTATCGGCGCGAAAGGTCACACCCTCGAAGGTCAGGTTCCGGTCATGGTCGGTGAACCCCATCACCACCCCATCCTTGCGCAGGAGGGAAAATGCCCGTGCAAGCGTCGTACCGCCCGATGCAAGATGGGCCTTCAACTCCGCGGAATAGCTCACAGCCGCACCTCCACGACCGGTACATGCGGCACGTCACCGGCTTGAAAAGACGCGACAGATACCTGAATCCGATCCGTGTCGAACCGCACCGGCACGTCGAACTCGAACCCGGCCGTCACCTGCTCGCCTACAGCGGGGGGTGTTGCGAAGGTCACAATGCCGGTTGACCAGTCCACCTGGAAATGAACCCCGTCCTGCGCTTCGTCCCCCTGAAGCGCCGCGCGCACCGTCCCTTGCACCGGCTTGGATATCCGGCGGGTCTGGGCGGCGGGGCCGGAACGATAAGTCTTCGTCAGGGGAAATTCCGTCACGACCCCGTCACCGACACCGATCAGCTGGTCGGCGAAACCCACGGATGCGGATGACCGGCAACTCTTGTAATCCGCCCAGTCCTTCCATCGGAAGGCATGGAGCTGCCCCTGTCGCGCCTCGAAGAACGCGATCAGTTCCTCGATATCGTCCAGGCTGCGCAGGCTTACACCCGCATCATAGCGACGGCGCGCCTCGGCCCAGGGCGTGTTGCGCTCCTCGAACCCATTGCTCAACGTCACGACTTCGGTCCGGCGTTCCGGCCCGCCGACCGAGCCGAAGGACAGGTTCGCGGGAAATCTCACTTCGTGAAAGGCCATGTCTGTCTCACCTGTTCCTGTCGCCGCGTGCCAGCGCCCGCGCCATCTGGGCGGCGATCTGGCTCTGGCTTCGCTCAAACCCCTTCACGTCGGGGGTGCTGATCTGCACGGATATGTTCACCGGCCGCCCACCGCCCGAACTTTGCACACCCAACCGTCCATCCGCACCGCGGGTCAGTGGCATGATCGCCTCCGGCCCCGCCTCACCCATCAGGCCCCGGCCCCCGCGCATGGGAAATGTCGTGGGCTGGCTGACGACACCGCCCTTCGCGAAGGGCATCACGCGGCCCTGCGAAAAACCGGCGCCATCGGCAAACGGGAACAGGCCGCTCAGCAGACCGTTCATGCCCTGCGCTATTGCTCCGCCGACCGCATTCTGGATGGGGCGCATCGCCACGTTGTAGACATTGTCGATGATCGACTGACCGACGCTTTTCAGCGCGTCCGACAATTTCATCCCGTCGAAGATCAGCCCGTCGAACGCCGACCGCAGCCCGCGCCCTATCCCGAGCGACAGCGTGTTTACCTCGCGTGTGGTGAAGGTCATGCTGTCCTTCATGCGCACAAGTTCGCTGTCGAACGCCGCCGCCATCGCCTGCGCGCCGCCAAGCGACTGCTCAAGCATCGCCACCTGCGCCGCCAGCCCGTCGATCCCGTCGCCGCCAGTCCCTCTGTCTTCCGCCATCGTCCCGCTCTCCATTACCGATCCGGCCACGCCGCCCGAAGCTCTTCCAGCTGCGACCGGCCCAGAGGTCTGGCTCCAGTCTGTTCGCCCAGCATCAGCCACAGTTCGGCCGGCGTCAGCCGCCAGAAGGCCGCCGGCTCCAACCGAAGTCCGGTGATCCCGGCCCGCATCAGGCCCGGCCAGTCCATCCGTTCGGATGTCACGCCTGTGCCTCCGGCACCGCAAAGGCCCGGGCCAGCAGTTCTGCCGCGGCCCGCACCGCCGCCATCGGCCCGCCGCCGATCTCGGCCAACCGCAGCTGGTCCGCGGTTCCCTGCCATCCCCCGCCGCGCAGCCCGGCCAGAAGCACAAGAACCACGTCTCGCGCCGACATGTGCCCGCCCTCGAACCGTTCCGCGATCTCCATCAGCGAACCCGCTTGCAACCCCGCCTCCAGTTCAGCCAGCGCCCCAAGTGTCAGCTTCGCGACGCGCGGCACGCCATCCAGCGTCACCGCGACTTCACCTGCCCATGGATTGACCATCGTCAGATCGCCGTGAATGTCAGCACACCGGCCGACGCCAGGCTGAGTTCATACGTCGCCTCGCCGTTGTAGCTGCCCGCATACTCGATCGCGGTAAGCTGGAACGGCCCTTCGACAATGCCGAAGTCGGGGATGATCACCTGAAACGTCTCGACCGTCCCGGCGAAGAAAATCTGGCGCGCCCTGTCATCGGTGTTGGCATCGACAAAGACCCCCGACCCCGACACGCCTGCCGAACGCACGCCTGCCCCCGACAGAAGCTCGCGCCAGCCACCCTGGCTTTCCAAGCTTGTCACATCAACCGTTTCGGCGTTGAAGCTGATCCGCGTCGCCCGCAGACCGGCAATCGTGGTAAAGGCACCACCGCCGGTAAGATCAAGTTTGATCAGCAGATCCTTGCCGTTCTGCGCCACCATGTATCTTCTCCGTTATTGTCAATTATGCGCACCAAAACCGCCCAAGGGCGCGTAGCGCAGGTTCGATTTGTATCAGTTCTGGCTCAATCCTCGACGCGCGCGCGGAAGAAGAGGTCGATCCTGCGCACATCCGCCTCCTCGACCCTGCGGGCGCGGGCACGCAGGAACCACAGGCCGACCAGCCGTCCCCGCACCAGGATCAGCGTCGCCCCCGTCAAGGCGTCCGACACCGCCGCCGCAACCGACTTGGCGTTCTGAAATCCCGCCTCATCCGTCACCACCGATACCGAGAACTCGTGAAAGGCCCCCCGCTCCGTCTGGGTCGATGCGTCGCGCACCACTTCCGGTCCGATCGACACATAGGTGCCTGCAGGAGTTCCGGGTGGAACGGCATCATGGATTGCACTGCCGATCAGCGCCCCAAGCGCCGTATCCGCCACAAGTCGCTGATAGACCGCCGCCTGCAGGGCAGCCGCCACACCATAGCTCATGCCAGCACCTCCTCGGTCGCGTAGCAGGTCAGGTAGTGTCCGGCCCCGCCCACTTCGGCCACAGCCGTGATCCGGAAAACCCTTCCCCCCTCACGAAGGCGCTGGTCGGGCTTCGGTCGTGATGGCGCGCCCTGACGTGCCGCCCGCACGGTGATGCGATAGTTCACCGCGGACACCGTTACCGATTCACCCGCCCGCTCGTGTCCGCTGATCGGCTCGACGGCTGCCCACAAGGTGCCAAGTGCGGTCCAGGCCGTGCTGTAGCCGCCGGCCCCGTCAGGCAGGCGCTGGCCCTCCTCAAGCACCATCTGGCGTGAAAGGCGCGGCGCACTCATGCCTCGCCCCCACCCAGCACCCGAACGGTGCGCCATCGCTCGATCAGCGCCATCACGCCAAACGACAGCGCCATCGCCCTCTCGCCGTTCTCATGGCGGTTCTCGTGGAACTGCGCCGCCAGCAGGAAGACCGCCTGCGCCAGATCGAACGGCACATCCGTCCAGGCTGGCCCAAACCCGGCCGTGAACCGGACTTCGACCGTGCCATCTGCCGGAACACCCGGTAACGACATCCCGGCGCCCACCAGCCTCGGCCGGTGCATGTCCTTGCGCAACCGATAGGTAGAGGCCGCCAGCACGGTCGCCACACCTGTCGCGTCCCTCACCGTCACCGACAGGATGGCGCTTACCGGCGCGACCGGGATCGCCTGCGCCCCGCTGTCACGCCAACCATCCAGCGCCAACAGGAAGTCCCGCGCCAGAAGTGCCTTGCCGATACGCCCCTCGATCGCGGCAAGGGCGGCGCGCAGATAACCTTCCGCCAGCACATCCTGCACGCCATCATCCGCAAACCCGGTGCCCAGGCGCAGGTGATCCTTGAATTCCTGAATGGGCAGCGCCGCCGTGGGCACCGCCGTCTGCTCTGTCAGCACCATTGCTTTCTCCGGTTTCACTTGTGTCCATCCATCTGAAGGGCGCGAGCCGGTCCTGCATTGCTCGGACGGAGGGAGCAGCTAGACAACGCAGGACCGACCCGCGCCCCGGGGCGGGTTACCCCGCCCATTCGCGCGATCAGGTCGTCGCGAACTTCAGAAGCTTGACCGCGTTGAAGTCGGTCACGTCGCCGCCCACCCGCTTGGAGGCGTAGAACAGCACGTTCGGCTTGGCCGAGAACGGATCGCGCAGGATGCGCAGGTCGGGCCGTTCGGCGACCGTGTATCCGGCGTGGAAGTCGCCGAACGCGATGGCATAGGCATTGGCGCCGATGTCGGGCATGTCTTCGGCCACCAGAACCGGATAACCCATCAGCCGCGACGGCTCGCCCACCGCCAGCCCGTCCGACCACATGAAGCGGCCATCCGCATCCTTCATCTTGCGCACTGCGCCGGCGGTCTTCGAGTTCATCAGGAACGTGCCGTTCGCCCGATATTCCGCCCCCAGCGCATAGACCAGATCGACGATCGAATCCGAGGCATTGGTGGCAGCGAAATCGCCCGCCGCGCCGGTCGGAACATACCCAAGCTGCCCCCAGACCCACGACCCATTGGTGATCTTGTTGTAGTTCAGGAACCCCTTGGGTTTGTCCACGCCATCGCCGTTGATAAAGGCCGCCGCCTCCGAGCGGGCGAACTTGTTGGCGATACGTTCGGCCAGCCAGCCCTCGACGTCAAAGGCCGCATCGTCCAGCAAACGCTGGCTCGCCTTTGGCAGGGCGGCAAGCTCGTGCAGCTTGATCGAAATGCGCTCCAGCGTCGGCGTCGCGGTTTCGGCAAAAGCCGCCAGCTCCGTCGCCCAGCCCGAGCCGAGGTCAGTGCGGTCGATCACCACATCGAACGACCCGCTTTCGACATTGACGACATTGGCCACAGCCCGCACCGAAACGGTCGAGTGCAGAACACCCTGAATGCGTTCCGCCATCTCGGGGTTGATCAGATAACCACCGTCGGCGCTGACCGCGGTGTTCATCGCCTTGGCCTCGATGGTCAGCCCGCGCAGACCGTCATCCTCGCCCGAACGCAGATAGGCGCCGATCGCCTTCTTGTGCACCGGCTCCTCGTGATGGGCCGCAGAAAGCGCCGGGCGTCCGGCAGCATAAGATTTCCGATCCAGCATGGTCAGTCGCTCTTCCTGTTGTTGAAGTTTCGATTGCAATTCGCCATGAAAGCCTTTGAATTCGCCAATGAAACTGGCAATTGCTGCTTTCACCTCATGGGCCGGAGCGTCGGACAAGCCTTCCCCGGCCCGAGGGGTCGCCTCGGTTTTCGTCATACCCATCACCTCAAGTCAGGGGTTGCGTTCAGCCGGGCTCAATGCCCCGCCATCCTCCGGCGCGCGTCCGCCAGGGCCGCCGCCAGCTCGCGCAGGTCACGGGCAAGGGCGGCATCCGCCTTGGCACCGACCCGCGCCTGCGGAAGCATCGGGAACGTCACCAGCGACACTTCCCAAAGCTCCACCTCACGAAGAAGGCGCTGCCCCTTCGCATCCTTTTCGGCCGTCACCGTGCGATAGCCGATCGACAGACCGTCAATGGCGCCGGCCGCGATCAACGCCGCCGCCTCCCGCCCCTTTTCCACGTCCGCCAGGATCCGACCGCGCACCCACAGGCCCTTGCCATCCTCGCGGATCTCGTCCCAGACGCCGATCGGCTGGGCCGGATCGTGCTGCCAGAGCATCTTCACCTGCCGCCCCTCGCCCCTCAGCCGGTCGAGCGAGCGGCGATAGGCGCCCGCCACCAC